TATCAACGTCGGGCTTCTGGCAATGCCAGTAGGACTCCCGCTGCTTCTTGGTGTGGCTTTTCGGTCGCCGAAAGCGAAAGTAAATCGCAACCTCTACAGGCCCTTCGATCGGAGCCTGCCCCGCCATCGCGACTTTAGCCGCTAGTTGGATCGCCTGTTTGTAGCCGTGGATCGGATGATCCTTCGGGATGTACGCCTTGGCGAACCCGCCCCGCGTTGAAATTTTGTGCCGTGGCTGCGCGATCGGATCGCCGGAAACCGTGAAAGATATCATTCTGTCACCTCGATTCGGCATTGATTCCATTGGCTGCGATAGCCCGCGTCCCGTACCACAAAAGGGAAATCTCCGTGAACAACGCAAGTCAAAATACCGGCTTTCCAGGCCGCGTCGTCGCTCCCTCTGTACTCGCACTCTATCGACCCGTTCGCCAGATCGGCTAGCGTCGGTTCGCGGTATCGCTTAGAGGGTTCGCTCGGCGTTTCGATCGCTTCGGCTGGCAAGTCATCGAACGACGCTACCATTCGATCCAAGTACCATTTCGCCTTGCGTAGATCCTCGATTCCTTTTTTGGACCAGCACCGAAGAATGTATTTGAGCACCTGCCCCTGAAGGTACGCCGATTCATTCGATGGGGCCTTGGCTATCGCCGCCTCGATGATGTCGATCGCCTCGGCAGGCAAGTGCTTGTAGTGTTTCGGGTTGATTGGGTCGCTCATTCTGTCACCTCGATTAAGTCGAATTTTGTAACGTAGTTGAGTTGGTAGAAGCCGTACTCGGTCCAGGTTTCTTGCTCCCAGTCCTCTGGGTCATCGCTTGGCGGATGGCTCGAATGATTGCCTACTAAGCCGGTCAAAACATAATCGCCCTCGGCTTGCATAGGCTGAATGTTCTCGACCCAGTAGCCGCCTCGGGTCGTGTCGCGAAATTTACGTTGGGTCATTGGTTGCCTCGATTCTAGGATCGCAAGGTATCTCAATCTGCAATGGCGTTTTCATCCATGCCGCCGCAAACGCCGTCATAAACTCATCCGATAACAAGACCTCGCGGATTGCTTGCTGTAGCTCTGCTTTAGGGTCTCGACGCTCGATCAGTTCAACACTAACAAAATCAGCCCAGGTGCACCTGCGTCCACACTCGGATCGGAACAACGCGCCGTCGCCGTCGAACTCTTTCAAAATCAAAGGCAATCTTTCCGGCCCGTCCGTTTTCAGCCTCACCACATCACCAATTTTAAATTCCGTCATTTCCTCGCCTTCCTTTCTTCGCTTCTAACCTGCTCCAGGGCTTCGCAGTACGACGCGATAGCCGCCTCAACAAACGCACTTAGCGAAACACCCGCTAAGCTAGCCTCACGCCGGACCTGGGCGATTGTGGACGCCCTCTGGCCCGTGCAAAATGGTTGCTTAAGATCCTTGCTCATATCGCCCTCCCTTTTGTGCTCGGGTCAATTCTTCTAGTATCTCATCTCTCAAAGCAAAATGCTCCTGCTTGGCTTTCTGTCCTGCCTTAACCGCTTCGCCGGATTCCAATATCCGCCGGATAAAGGGCCTTAGGCTAACGTGACTGTAGTTCGTGCTGGTCGTTTCGCCTCGATCCTTGATTTGATCCAAGATTACCGCGTGCCTTTGTTCCGTTCGATCTCGCATCACAACGCCCCTTAGGTGCAAAGCGAAGTCGGCTAGCTCCAGGTAGCTCGGCCTGGGTAACTCGTCCTTGGTCCATCGATAGACAACCGAAAGGGCCTCTTGGGTCGTTACGTCCCGAAGTGTCATCGCCCATGCGTCGACCGTCTTGGCCGGATCCATAGATGCCGATTTCATCCACGTCGCCAACGCTGGAAAGTGGATGAAAACGATTTCCTGGAAGAACTGACGGTTTTCTTGCTGGTCCATTATTTATCCTCGAATATCCTTCGCATCGCTTCCGCTGCCGTTTCCTTGCCCGCTGGTTTCGTCGCACCGTCGATCTTTGCTTTTGCCACCTTGTCGAAATCGTTCTCGGAGTGCAAAAGATTCTTGGCTTGCTTAGTGATCGAAAAATCGATGTCGGCTAGGGCCTTCTCTTGACCACGGGCGATTAGGTTTGCCGTCCAAGTGTCCTGCAAGACCTCATCGACCGGATGCCCGTCTCTGGCCGTCCTAAAGGCTAGCCACCTGCAAAACATCGGGGCCAGCCATTCCGGGCAGGCTGTGTTCTTAGAGAGGAATTCGAAATGCCGAATTTTCAAGAGAGAGAGAGAGGCGTACTGACTACTCTCCTGTACTGTACTCTTCTGTACTGTGGTCACGGTTTTGTCACTGTCCGACCGTGACAAATCAGTGACAGCCTCAGCCTGATCGACCTTTGCGGGTTGATCCGCCGAAACCTTGATTTGCCTTGCTTTTCGTTGGTTCATCGAGTTTTGTAGCCTAGCTTTCGCCGACTTAGACAGCCAGTTTTCCCACTTCGGGAAACTCACAAACGGCCTTCCATCTGCCCCTTTGCCCTCGACCAACCAGCCAACTGCGACCATCGCCGAGACTGCTTCCGGTAGCTTGACTGCGCGAGACAGTGACATTTTCGTGACACCTGTCACGGTTCCATCGTGACAATTTCGTGACGCCCAGGACCAAACTTTGTGCAAGCACCCTACCACGTACTCCTCAGGCTGATTGAGAATATCGGCCATTTCGAGCACTGCCGGATCGTCGCAAAGGTCCAATCTCATCGGGATCCAATCACCAGCCATGATTATTGCCGCCTGTGCAAAAAATCCCCCTCGGCACACAGGTTGGCCGCCTAGCGTAGAAACGCTCGAAGATGCACCGAGGGGGGTTGTGTTTTCGTCTGGCGGCCAAACCTGACGCCATGATTTTACTCGTTTTGCGAACCATTGGTATAGCGAAGTTACCAGTACCGCTCTTTAGCATGGCCTTGCGCGACCATCGCGAAGTTAATCGATGCTTTCATTGTCTGCACGCTGCTTTGCGTCTGATCGCCGTGAATGAACCAATCGACCGGATGAGAATTATCGTAAAGCACCGCAAGATACCTCCCGTACTTGTCGGTCTTCTCTTTCGGCTTGCGTGTCATCTTCCGAGTCGCGACGAATAGCTCACCCGTAGCCGCCCCTAGAAGCGATTCCAAGTAAGCCTTAGCCGCCTTGCCTGCTTCGGTCTCGATCTCCGGTGCGTCGATGCCGTAGAGCCTGCAACGCTCCTTGACGAACGTGCTTAGCCCCAGGTCGATCAACAGGTCGACCGTATCGCCGTCGATAACCTCGATTAGTCTGGCTGCGTAGGTAAACATGATTGCCCCCTAGTTAAAAATCCTAGCCATGCCTGCGAAATGCAGGGCGATAAGCAACGGGCTGACTATGGCGATCAAGCAAGCGATCCCCACGAGCAACCAGAAAAACACAAATAGCGACATTTTGAACGCATTCAAAACCGCCAACGCTATTTCCCAAAACGGAGCATTCATGGCGTCAGCAGCGTCAAACTCTTGAAGCACGCAAAACATCAAGGTCGCCATGTAAAGCGAACCGAGCATACCGCCCACAATAATTAGCCCTGACATGATTGCCCCTTAAAATAAAAACTCTGATCGAAACTTGATTGCCGCGTCGATTCTAGCCTAGCTGTCTAGTTCATCGAGAGCGAAAAGCATATCTTGATTCTCGGTCGGTCTCTCGATCGAAAGCGACTCAAGATTCTTAACTGCTTGCCTGTAGTAACTCGGCTTGAGTTCGCACCCGATACCCTTACGGCCTAGCTTAACTGCCCCGTAGACCTCGGAACCAACGCCCATGAAAGGCGTCGCGACAACCTCGCCGGGATTGCTCCACAACTCAACCGCCCGTTGGATTACATCGAGTTGCAATGGGTGCTGATGCCGTTCATCGTCCTTGTCCTTGGACTCTTCGTAGGGCAAGACATTGCTAAGCCTGATATCATCCCAAAAGCAAGACGCGTAGTTTCTCCAGATCCAATGGGAGTATCGATTCTCGATCTGATTGCCCTTCCACCCTCGGAACTTATGCAGTTCGCTTGGTACTTCGCGTTCGCCGTAGTATTCAAACAAACCTCTTTCGTGGGTGACTGGAATCGGATTGACTCCCTTTTTGCGAAACGCAATCAAGTAGTCGCCCGCTGCAATGTTCGTCAGTGTCGAATCCTCGCAAATCTGCCTATGGGCTAGGGCCTTGCTCATCGTTCGCAATCGCACCGCCAAAGGCTCTTTCCAGATGCAAATCCTTGGCATCATTTCAAAGCCTAGCTTTTCGTGTAGCCGAACGATATCCCCCGGGAAGTCCGTAAAGCCCCCGCAGTTCGCACCCTGCTTAGGTACGTCCATGCAATGAACCGCTGTGATCCGTCCCGGTAGCGTCGCTCTGGCGATGTGACTAACGATGTATTCGTAGTGATCGAAAAACTCGCTGTAGCTCCGAGCGTTTGAAAGGTCTCGAACGCTGCTTGAGTAGTTGTAAAGGCATCCGCCGTTTTCTGTTGCAAATGGCGGAGAGTAAACCGACAAGTGCAAGGAGTCTTTCGGTAGCTTCTCAAACACCTCGGACGAATCGCCGTTGTAAATCGCGTACTTATCTGTGATTGATTGATCTAGGCAAGCCATGATGGAACCTTCTCCTCTTCAGGAAAGAAATCGGAACTAACTAAATGCATCGCGTCTTTCATGTGAGCCACGATGCTACGAAACATGTGATCGGTCTGATCGGCTTTACGCCGTATGTTTTTAAGGATGCCCGCTTCGCCCTCTCCGACGATGAGAGAAACATTAACCGGATTGGTCTGCCCGAATCGGTAGCATCTTCGGATAGCTTGATAGTATTGCTCGTAGCTGTGGCTTGGAAAGCTAACTACGTTGCTGCAATGCTGCCAGTTCAATCCCCAGGCTCCAATCTTAGGCTTAATCATAA